AGGTGAGAGTAAAGGTGCTCCTGTAGCAATACATGAAGCATCAAGTGATATTATGAGTAAAACAACTCGTGATAAATCTTACAAAGATAGATTACCAAACGGTAATTATATCGAGAACACAGCAAATCATTTTGTAGTGTTGTTAGGTAAAAGTCCAACAACAGCTTTGATTTCTATGAAATCGACTCAATTAAAAATTAGTCGTAAATGGAATTCAATGATGATGGGACTTAAACTTCAAGGTAAGAATGGTTTATTCACACCGCCAACATATAGCCACATTTATAAACTAAAAACTGTTCAAATGTCTAATGACAAGGGAACATGGTTTGGTTGGGATGTATCTACAGTTGGACCTGTACAGGATAAAGGAGTTTATGAAATAGCTAAAACTTTTGCTGCAAGTGTAAGCAAAGGTGAAATTCAAGCTAAGCCTGAACAACAAGAAACTAAAAAAACAATCAATTTATAGTTCCTAGGAAGTGGGCGTAGATGCGAGAGTGGATACGCCCATTAAAATTATGATTGATGAAAAATATATAAAAGATAGTCCCAACACTTATGAAGATTGGTATAACCTTGGCTATATTATTATTCCATGCGAAAATGGTAGACCTACAGTTAAAAAATGGAGTGATATCGATTTTAAAATAACAAAAGAAGAATGGAAAGATAAACACTTAGATAAAGAAATAGGATTAAGATTAGATAACACAATTGATTTAGATCTTGATCATACTCGTGCAAAAGTTTTTGCAAAAAAATATTTAACAAATTGTAATACCATATCAGGTAGAGAGCATAACCCTACAAGTCATTACTGGTTTAAAGGAAAGTTACCTGCTCAAAAATTTTCATTACCTAACGAACTTAAAAGATATGTAGAACATGCTGCACATGGACAATGTTTGTGTGAGATAAGAAGCACTGAAACAAATTATACAATAGTACCAGGATCTTTACATAGTAAACATAGAGAATATGTAAGATGGGAAAAGTATGAGGGTTTTAATATGTATGTTGGTGATTTAAATAAAATTTTAAGAAAAATTGCATTAGCCACTGCCTTATCTATTTTATATGCACCTAAAGGTCAAAGAGATGAATATTGCACGGCTATCGCTGGAGTTTTAATTAAACAAACTAATTGGGAAGACTCAGAAATTAATGATTTTATTTATGACATTGCAGTAGAGTCTAATGATGATGAAGCTGAAAATAGAAAAAATAAAGGATCAACTACTAGAGCCTCTAAAAAACCATTTGGTATGCCAAAACTTGCAGAAATAATTGAGTGCAGGACTGAAAACATTGCGTCCATATTTAGTTGGATTGGTGTTCAAGATAAATCATTAGTGGAAGTTAAACAAGTAGCAGACGAATCTATAGGTGAAATTATTGAGTATGGTCAAAATAGATATAAAATAAAAGTAACTGGAAAATTAGAAGGCAATAATTTTACTAAAGATATTACTATTGATGGACCAACACTTATGAATCAAAAAGCATTTTATGATGCAGTTGTTTCGCAAGCTCAAGTGTGGATGCCTAAAATGAAAGTAACTCAGTTTGAAGAAATAATGAAATTAAAATTTGAATCACGAGTTAAATCAGATAAATATGTTGAAGAGGCAAATGAAAATTTAAAATTTATAAAGTATTTTAAAAATTACATTAGGCAAAATAAAGCATCTGTTCAAAAGAAAGAATTAGCTAATTATGGAATACCTTATTACAACCTTCCGAAACAAACTTTAGAATTTGATTTAGATAGTTTTGAAGATTACTTACACACACAAAAAATAAATTTACAAAGAGTTGATCTTGTTATGAAAATTCAAGACATACTAAAAGCAAAAAAAAATAGAGGAAAATACAAAAATGAAGAAACAGGAAACATTAAATCTCTTGTATCTTGGAAAATTGATAAGCCAGACATTGCTAATGAGGACATAGAATATGAAGGTGAAATTGTAGAAAATAAAAGCAAGGAAGGGGTGTTATTATTTAATGATTTTGAAAAAGATAGAACCTAGATTTATAGCTGGTCCTCCTGGTACAGGTAAAACTCATGAGTTTATTGTGAGTTTATATAAAAAATTGTTAATTAAATATTCTCCTGATAATATTATTGTACTATCTCATACTAATGTAGCTGCAGATCAAATTAGAGCAGCAATTTTAAATATACCTCAAATGAAAGAAAAAGGTTTTACAAATGAAAGTATGAAATACAAAATTTGTACTATTCATAAATATTGTAAAAGTAAACATCTTCATAAAAAATTGTTTGATTACGAAGATCACAAAAATTTAATTTTACAAAATAGATTATTTGCTAAAGACCCTACAACAAATGTTGAAAAACATCCTTTTTATAAATTTAGATCAGATGCAGCTGGGAAAGGATTAAGTATAGATCAATATTGGAGAATATGTAACCAAGAAAATTACCGTCCTTACAGTATTTCAATGATTAAAGAACTGCTTCCCATATATAAAAAATACAAAGAAGAACCGGGTTCTGAAAGATGTGATTTTACAGATATGATTGCAAATTTTTTAAAAGATGAAGTAAGATTTCCAGATATAGATGCAATTATTATAGATGAGTGCCAAGACAGTAATGTTCCACAAAGAAAAGCTATTGAAAAAATGGCTGCTAATGTAAAAGAAGAACATTATTATTTAGTTGGAGATGCAGATCAAACTTTATTTGAATACTCTGGTTCTGATGCTGATTATTTTCACAAACTTGCATCCAATCCATGGAAAGAATTAAAAGAAGGAAAAAGATGTAGCGAAGCTATAAATACTATTTGCAAAAAAATTATAAAACCTATTTGGGACCACTACGGTTCTCATAGAATTTGGACACCAGCTAAATATACTGAAAAACATGGTATGCAACGTATTGGTGAAGTTATTAAGGGAAATGTTTATCATCTACCTAATTTTTCAGGTTCTGGTAATTTAGACATATTGTTAGAAAAAATAAAAAACACCACTCAAACTTTTTTGTTTACTTTTAGAGGAACACCAGGAGATAAACGATGCATACAATTTTTTAATTACCACGGTTTAGAGTATTCTCATGTCAGTAATACAAACCATATATCTAAAAAAGAAATACAAGCTCATCAATTATGGCCAAATTTTTTAAAAGGTGAACCCATGAGTCTTCAACAAATAAAAAATTTTTGGAAATATGCAGGTAGCGTAGTTATTTCTCGTGGCAAAGGAGAATATGCATTTGAAGATTGGATTAAAAAAGATTATTTGGTTGATGAATTAATTAGTAAAGGTCTTTTAAAAACAAGTTGTAAAGATTACAAAGATTTTGATTTAGTTAGAGTACCTTCTAATACTACTAAAGAAAATTTACTTTACATTAAAAAAATAATTTCTAAAGGATTTGACTATGATAAAAAAGTTCAAATTACATACGGTAATATTCATCAAGTAAAAGGTTTAACATTTGATAATGTTATTGTAGATCATACCTTAACAAGAAGAGAAAATTTTTATACTCAATTAAGACTATCATATACGGCTCACAGCAGAGGAATATTTGACTGTTGGAGATTACAATCAACAACAAAAAGATCATTAGGAAGGGATCGATATTAAAATATGAACACATATAAAAAACAAATAGATGCGTATAAAAAACAAGTAGGGGGATCTCACTACAAAGATATGAAGATTCAACCAAGTAGGTTTATCAACGAGAACAGATTGCCTTTTGCGGAGGGATCGGCTATAAAATATATATGCAGACATGCAGCGAAAGGAAAAGAACAAGACATAGAAAAGGCAATACATTATTTAGAAATGATAAAGGAAAGAGATTATAAATAATGTGTACAATTCCACAATTAACTGATTTAGATTTAGAAGACATAGATATAGTTGCAATTGATTTAGAAACATACGATCCAAATCTTAAAACAAAAGGATTGGGTGCAATTAGAAAAGATGGTTTCGTAACAGGTATTGCCATAGCCACTAAAAAACAAACTATGTATTTTCCTATTGCTCATCACATGACGGACAATTTAAATACTAAAGAAACATGGGATTATTTAAACGACAAAATATTTAAAAACAAAGATATAAGTAAAGTATTTCACAATGCAATGTATGATGTATGTTGGATTAGAGCAGCTACTGGAGAAATGTTGCAGGGAAAATTATTAGATACAATGATTGCAGCCTCTGTAATTGACGAAACAAGAATGAAATATTCTCTAGATTCTGTTAGTAAATCTTATTTAAAAGAATCTAAATATAAATATGATATGTCAGCTAAAGTTTTAGAATGGTCTAGTGGAACAATAAAAGACCCTATGTCTAATATGCATAAACTTCCTTACCATTTAGTAAAAGACTACGCAGAACAAGATGTTAATTTAACTTTAAAGCTATGGAATGTATTTGAAAAAAAATTAGACGAAGTAGTATACACAAAAGAAAATGATGATGGAAGTAAAGAATTAAAAACATGTAGAAAAATATTTGAATTAGAAACTAAATTATTCCCTTGTTTGGTTGACATGAAGTTTAAAGGAGTTAAAATAGATGTCCAAAAAGCTAGAACACTTGGTAATCTTTTAGGAAAACGTAGAGACAATTTATTAAAAATTATTAAAAAACATACCAAACTAGATATAGAAATTTGGGCTGCATCTTCTATTAAAAAATTATTAGATCATCAACAAATATTTGATTACGACAAAACAAAAGATAGAGAAAAAAAACTTAAAGGTAAAGATGGTAAAGTTTTACTTAATGAAGATGGTACGCCTAAAACAGAAATAGTTAAATCTACAACTCCTAAATTACCAAAAGATTATTTACAAACACACAAGAATCGTTTTTTGCGTATGATTGTAAAAGCTAGAGAATGCGATAAAGCTAAAAATACTTTTATAGAAGGATTATTAGAATTTGTACATGAAGGTAGAATACATGCAGACATTAATCAAATAAGATCTGATCAAGGTGGGACAGTTACTGGAAGATTTTCTATGTCAAATCCTAACTTACAACAAATTCCATCTAAAGGCATTATTGGTAAAAAGATGAGAGAGTTATTTATACCTGAAGAAGGTTGTGTGTGGGGTAGTTTTGATTACTCTCAACAAGAACCAAGAATCGTTGTACACTATGCTTTAAAATTAAATCTATATGGCACAGAAACATTAGAAAAAGAATTTAACAAAGAAGATGCTGACTTTCATCAAATTGTAGCAGACATGGCTCAGATACCACGGATCATGGCCAAAACAATTAACTTAGGTTTGTTTTATGGAATGGGTAAAATGAAACTACAGAATGAATTAAATTTAACTAAAGAAAAAGCTAATAAACTTTTTTTTGAATACCACGCTAAAGTTCCATTTGTAAAACAGTTATCTCAAGCCTTAATTAATTTTGCAGAAGTACATAAAATATTATTTACCTTAGGAGATAGATTTTGTAGATTTAATAAATGGGAAACAAGAGATAGAGAATGGGACAATAACTTAAATAGATACACACAGGTTGCAATTTTAACAGAAGAAGATGCAAAAACAGCTTATAAAGCAGAGTTATTAACTAAATTTAAGGACAACATTGCTGACAATTATATGAAAGATTTTGAAAATTATTACAAACCAGCTTTTACTTACAAAGCTCTTAATAGATTAATTCAAGGAGGAGCGGCAGATATGACTAAAACAGCCATGGTTAAATTATATGAACAAGGTATTTTACCGCATATCCAAATACATGATGAATTGTGTCTTTCAGTAAAAGATGATAAACAAGCAGAGGATATTAAAAAAACTATGGAGACAGCACTTCCTTTATTGATTAATAACAAAGTAAGTTATAAAAAAGGTAAAAATTGGGGATCTGCTAAATGATAAATTATGGCCTATCTAAATGCAAACATACCTGCTACATACGCACAAATAAAAAGAGAGTATCTATATGACTGTAAAAAACATCATGGAGAAGTTGAAGACTGTATTGTATTTGGTATATCAAGTATTACTGGACGTGGTATACTTTTTCACGCTATCATGGAAAATGGCGCAATTTTCTATAGGTTGCCTATTTCGGCTTTTATTCAACGTGGTTTTAAACCGGAGTCTGTTCCCATTAAAAGACTTGATGAACTTCAGCTCTGGAATTCTTTTTCTTATCATCCTGCTGTTAATCATTGGGATATTCTAGGCGCCGCCTCAGGCAAATACATAGGTAAAGACAAAAAATGGCACCATGGTAAATATTTATTTACTATTGACTGGGCTCACCCAGATGCTAATATATTAGATACCGATCATTCGGAAATTCCGCACGAACATAAGTGCGCACACATAATTGCTTTAGATGATGGCAACTATGCGGCTCAGCCAAACAATAGATGTATATGGGACCTACCTTCTTTTACAGTTAAGGATAATATTCCTGATTGGAAGGTACAAACTAGTGAATGGAATGTAGAAGATACAGGTCAATGGAAAACAGAAGACACTGATAATTTCTTTTACGAAATTGAGGAGAAAAAAAATGATTAAAAAAATATGGAAAACTATTTGTAAACCTTTTCAAAAATATTGGGATTGGTTGAGAAGTGGTTTAGATAAATGAAGAGAAAACAAAAATCTTTAGTATTAAAAAATAAAGTTAAAGAGCCAAGCAAATTAGATTGGTTTAAAAAGAATATTGTAATTGTTCCTGTTGTGGCAGCAATCATAGCCGGAACATTTACATCGGTAAGATATGTATTGTCTTTGACAGACACTATTGAATCAAACCAACAACAAATTGTAGATCTTACAAAAGATTTAAAACAAGCACAGAAAAATATTACAGATCAAAACACAAGACTATCATCAGCTGAAGCAACGTGGACTATGGCTGAAAACTTATATAGACAATTAGCAGACACAGTGAGAGATCATACCTATGACCTTAAAGACCTTACGAGATAACCTATTATGGATTGCATTCTTTATTTGCGTAGCAACTTACGCAGAAGCAAAGAATGAATATCTAAATGACTACGGAACTTGTGAAAGAGGTTACTTTGAACCCTACACAGAAGTTAATCAACGTGATTATAAATCAGGTACAAGTGATGAATGGCAAGACCAAAGAGTAGGTTTTAGATTTCGTATGCCTTTAGGTGCTGTGTGTAGTGATGATTATATTTCAGAAATGCAGAAAAAAAGTAAAATAAAAACCCAACTTGAACTTATAAAAGAGTGTAAAAGAATACCAAGAATAAGCCCTCCACCTCTAGAGTTTGCAGAACTGTTTAATATGTGTAATAAACTAGGGGTTGTAGGAATAGTAGAAAATAAACAACCAGATGGAAGACATTGGGATAATTTAAAGATACAATATCTAAAAGATAATCCTGATGTTGTTTTAATGAAACAGGCAATGCCAAATGAAAATTAGTGAAAATACATCAATAAATATGCCTATTCGTAATATGGCAATGATTATAGCTGGCGTTGTAGCTGGTGTGATCGCATACACAGAGATAACTGGAAGATTAACAAGCCTTGAGACATC